CCTCAGCGCGAGATTTTCTCGTTTTATTAACTTAAAATGCCGGAGGTTATATGAATATACAACAAACACCCATAAAAAGCATAACGCCATATGCAAAGAACCCACGCAAAAACGAGGCGGCTGTTGACAAGGTTGCCGCCAGCATCAAGGAGTTTGGATTTCAGCAACCGATTGTAGTTGATAAAGATGGTGTTATTATAGCGGGCCACACAAGGTATAAGGCTGCCTTAAAACTCGGACTTATAGAAGTGCCAGTATTATATGCTGTAGACTTAACTGATGCACAAGTCAAAGCTTATCGATTGGCAGATAATAAGACAAACGAGTTCGCCGAATGGGACATGGATTTATTGGTGGGCGAACTTGGAGAACTGAAGGAGTTTAATTTCGATATGCAGCCTTTTGGATTTGAAACAGAAGCCGCCGAAGTTGTAGAGGATGATTTTGACTTAGACACAGCGCTGCAGGATATCGTCGAACCTATAACAAAACGAGGGGATATATGGCAACTTGGCAGGCATAGGGTGATGTGTGGGGATGCTACAATACAAACAGATGTAAATCATTTAATGGACGGCCTGCTCGCTGATATGACCTTTACTGATCCGCCTTATAATGTGGATTATGTTGGAAAAACAAAAGATTCTTTAAAAATTGAAAATGATAAAATGGCGAACGATAAATTCTATCAGTTTTTATATGATGCATATATGTCTATGTACGGGGCCGTGAAGTCCGGGGGCGCAATATACGTATGCCATGCGGATACTGAGGGGATAAATTTCAGGCAAGCCATGAAAGACGCGGGTTGGGAACTTAAACAGTGTATCATATGGGTTAAAAATGCGCTCGTAATGGGAAGGCAGGATCACCACTGGCAGCATGAGCCGATTCTTTATGGGTGGAAACCTGGCGAAACCCATAGGTGGTACGGAGGGAGAAATAAAACTACAGTAATCAAATCAGAGGACGGGGTGTTCATAAATAAAATAAAAACCGGATTTCAATTAACATTTAATAACGGGCATCAGAAAGTTGTTATGAACGTGCCTGAATACGAGGTTAAGGAAATATTAACAGATGAAATAACAACAACTTGGCACATAGATAAGCCCATTAGAAGTGGCGAGCACCCGACAATGAAGCCGATTAAGTTATGTGCAAGAGCGATTAAGAACAGTTCCAAGGATGGAGATACCGTGCTTGATTTATTTGGCGGTTCAGGGTCTACATTGATCGCCTGTGAACAAATAGGGCGATCCTGTTACATGTCAGAACTCGATCCCAAATACTGTGATGTAATTATAAACCGATGGGAGCAGTTTACCGGACAGAAAGCGGTGAGAATAAATGAAGGGCAGGAAGCCTTATCCGTTTCAGATTGTAGAGAGCACAAATGATAAGCACAGGCTTACAAAAGATGCACTCGCAAATAGAAAAAAGAACGAGCCTACAATAAAATCAAACAGGTTACGTTGCCCTATGCATTTGAGTCTGGATGCTAAAAAAGAATGGCGCAGGATAGTTAAACTTTACGGCGAGATAAAAGAACCCATCCTTTCGGATTTAGACTGTAACGCGCTTGAAATATATTGTGAAGCACTGGTAACTTATAGAAAAGCAACGTTAAAAGTGCGAGAAACGTCAGAGGTTTATGCGTCACTGCAAGGGCCTAAAGTAAACCCTTGGTTGAGAGTAGCGAACGATTCGGCAACACAAATTAAAAAATACGGTGAGATATTATTGCTTGACCCTGTATCGAGGGCGAGAATTGGAATAGCAAAATCGAACGATGAGGATTTGTCGCCGATGGCAGCATACATGAAGCGAAAGCAGGCGGGAGGAAATGGCGCTTAGTAAAGATAGAGCCTTAGAACATATAGAATTTATACAACTTTTAAAACACACAGGCGACTTTTACGGTCAGCCTTTTTTATTGCTCGATTGGGAATATGACACTCTTCGTAATGTTTACGGAACTGTAAAAGAAAACGGGCTAAGGCAATATCAACTTGCCTATTTAGAAATCCCGAAAAAGAACGGTAAGACCGAGCTTGTCGCGGCGATCGGCATTGACCATTTAACTAACGACCTCCCAGGAGGGCAGATATATTGCTGCGCTGCTGAAAAAGAACAGGCAGGGCTTGTCTACAAAGCAGCCAAACAAATGATAGAGCAAGACGCAGATTTAAAAAAGTTGCTCAAGGTCATTGACAGCAAAAAGGAAATTCAAAATACCGAGACAGGGACATTTTTAAAAGTATTGTCTGCGGAGGCATACAGCAAGCATGGACTAAACCCGACTGTAATCATATTTGACGAGCTCCACGCCCAGCCTAACCGCGACTTGTGGGATGTAATGACCTTCGGCGCCGGCGCTGCCCGTAAAGAACCTCTTTGGTGGGTAATCACTACGGCGGGAGACGACCCCGACAAGCACTCAATTGGCTGGGAGATACACGAAAAGGCGCAAAAGATACTTGACGGTGAGCAAATAAACCCTGCTTGGTATGTAAAAATGTATAACGCTCCTGAAGATGCAGACATATTCGATGAAAAATTATGGTATGAAATCAATCCATCTCTCGGTAAAACAATCAATATTGAGAGTGTGAGACAAGAAGCTCTTGAAGCACGGAATAGTGAAAGTTCAGAGAAGTTATTTCGATGGCTTCGACTAAATCAGTGGGTAAGTTTAAAGCGTATCGGCTGGCTGCCGCTCACTTTATGGGACAGCACAGAGGGCAAATGGAACCCTGCCGAGCTTATAGGTAAGCGTTGTTATGCTGGACTTGATTTATCCTCTACAACGGATTTAACCGCACTTAAATTATTATTCCCTCCGCAGGATGGTATACCGAATTGGCGGGAGATATCTGAGGCATGGATTCCTGAGGACAGCATGAAAGAGAGGATTGCGCGGGACGGTGTACCTTACGACAAGTGGGTAAAATCAAAGCATTTACAGGTTACGCCCGGGAACGCCGTTGATTATGAGTTTGTCGAAGCTCGGATATTAGCGGCAAATCAGCAATATAAGATAGAGATGCTTGGCACTGACCCATGGAATTCAAGGATGCTCACCCAGCGGCTTGATAAAGCGGGGGTGAAACTCTACGAAGTACCACAGAATATGGCGAACATGTCACCGGCAATGAAAGAACAAGAGCGTTTAATGCGCGTCGGAAGTTACACCCACGAGCATAACCCGATTGCGCGGTGGTGCTTTGGCAATACAAACATAGCGGTCGATGGTAACGGCAACATTAAGCCGATGAAAAACAAATCCATTGAGCGAATTGATATTACTGTCGCGGGGATTATCGCTATGGCGGTGGCTATTCAGATGGGTGCAAATAAAATATCCGCTTATGGAAGGCACGGGCTTAGAAGTTTGTCGGATTAATTTGAGGGAGGTGAAAACGATTGAATTTTATTCAAAAAGCCGCATGGCGACTTGTAAAAAACGAGGCCGACGACTATATCAGCCGTTTCCTGTCGGGCAAGCCTGTCACCGGTGACGGAAACCAGAGTATTGATACTGATACCGCCCTGAAATACTCTGCCGTGTTCGCCTGCTGCCGTGTGCTGGCTGAAACCTTTGCGAGCGTTCCCTGTTTGCTCTATAAGAAAAACGGGGCAGAGCGCGAAGCCGTCACAGACTTGCCCATTTACGACATACTCCACAATGCGGCAAATGAGGAAATGGCGCATTTTAATTTTGTAGAATCCATGATGATGGGCATGAATACAAACGGCAACGCAATAGCGCAGCGCCTTTTTAATGCTGCCGGTGACCTCGTGGGATTATATCCGATAAACGCAATAATCAAGCGGGATCCAGCCACAAAGAAACTGATTTATGAGGTCAAAGACGGCGCAGCAACAAAAACATTTCAACGCGCACAGGTTTTCCACGTGCCGGGTCCATCCCTTGACGGAATACATGGATTGTCCCCAATCAGTTATGCGGCTTCAGCCATTCGGCTGGGGCTGTCTTATGAGCAATTCGGTATTCAATTTTTCAGAAATTCGGCGAATCCATCCGGAGCGTTTACGCTTCCGAACGGACAAACGCTGGAAGAAATTCCATATCAGCGATTAAAGTTGGAACTCAGAGAAAAATACACGGGGCTTAAAAACTCAGGCACGCCGATGCTCTTAGAAGATGGCCTTGCGTGGCAACAATTCACGGTAAACCCTACAGACGCACAACTGCTTGAAAGTAAAAACTTTCAAATCGAGGACATTTGCCGTATATACCGTGTGCCGCAGCATCTTGTCAACAAACTCGACCGCTCCACAAATAACAATATTGAGCAACAAAGTCTTGAGTTTATTATGTACACAATGTTGCCCCACTTCAAACGGTATGAGGAATGCGTAAATGCGCAACTTCTTACGCCACAGCAACGTTCACAGGGGTATTTTATCGAGCATAAAGTTGATGGATTGCTCCGGGGCGACAGTGCGGCAAGGTCGGCGTTTTATGCGTCTGGCCGTCAATGGGGTTGGCTATGTGTTAATGATATCCGGCGCCTTGAGAACATGCCTCCGGTTGATGGTGGGAACATATATCTCCAGCCCTCAAACATGATAGAGGCAGGAAGCAGCCAAGCAAACGCAGTCAACGCAAAGGTTCTGGCCGAGATTGATAGTATCCTAAAGGAAAGGAGTAATGCAAATTGAGATTCTGGAATTTTAAAAACATAGCCGCAACCGAAACCGCACCGGTAAGCGCCGAACTCCGAATTGAGGGTGACATCGTTGCTGATGATGATGTTTGGCTTTATGAGTGGGCGGGAATGGCATGTACCTCACCCAATGCCTTTAAAGACGAACTTTCCAAATACAATAATATGCCAATAACCGTATGGATAGATAGTTACGGCGGTGATGTCTTTGCGGCTGCCGGAATTTACAACGCTCTCATGGAGCACAAGGGCAACGTCACCGTGAAGATTGATGGTAAGGCCATGTCTGCCGCATCCGTAATTGCAATGGCGGGCGGGACAATACAGATGTCGCCTGTTGCCCTCATGATGGTTCACGACCCGATGACTGGTGCAATCGGTTATGCAAAAGATTTGCGTAAAGCCGCCGACGTACTGGATACAGTGAAAGAATCCATCATGAATGCTTATCAGCTTAAAACTGGTAAGACCCGCGCGAAGATCAGCCAAATGATGGACGATGAAACCTACATGGATGCAAAAACGGCCATGAAAAACGGTTTTGCCGACAGTATGCTTTATGCGGATAAAGAAGCGCCGGAAGAGACTATGAATTTTGCCTTTAACCGCCACGCTATTTTGAATTGTGCAAATGATTCCATGAAGCGATTAATGGCACTTGAAAAACCACCCGAGCCCCCGCAGGATACCGAAATAGCAAAAGCAAAATTAGCTTTACAACTTATGTTGTGAGGCTATTTTTATACACAAAATTAATTAAATGGAGGAAAAAGCATGAAAAGCAAAGCAACAAAAGCCCTGCTTGCCAATTTGGCTGCAAAGCAGACCGCCGCGCAGGCTCTTATAAATAAAGAGGGCGTGACGACCGCGGAACTCACCGCAGCATCCGGGGAAATTGACATTCTCAATGCAAAAATCAAAACGCAGGAAGCCCTTGATGCAAAGAAAAAGTTTGACGAGAACGGTGAGGAAATTAAGGATACCACCTCGGTGACCGAGCCTATTTTTGCACAGGCCAAAACTCCTGAAATCGGCCTGCATCTTTTCGGCAACCTAGCGGAGCAGCTCCGAGCGGTAAAAAATGCTGC